CACGTCGTGACCTTCGGCTCCGGCCCGTCGTCGGGCGACCACGGGCGGGCAGGGGTGGGATCGGGGATGGCGTCGGTGCTCACCGGGTCGAGCGTAGACGGGGCCGGGCTGCTGTGAGCGGCGACCAGGGGCACGATGGATCCATGGATAGCGCGCCAATCGTCGTCCACCGGCTGTCCTCCACCGGCGGCCGGCGCGTCACCGTGCGACGGCAGGGCCGCGACGAAATCCTCGGCCTCGCCCACAGCGACCACGACCTGGTCGTGTTCCTCGAGGCTGCGGGCATCCTCGACCCAGAGCGGATCATCGACGACCCGACCTGGATTGAATGGCGCGGCGGCCGCGCTCACCAGTGGGACGCGGCGTGACGTGCGAACGCCCCTCCGTCGAGAGGCGCGAGGGGCTGACAACGGAGCGAAGGACGGCTTACCGTAGCTGCGCGGCCCGTCAAGTTCGCAACCGACCTTCGGGGCGGGGCCCTTCTGGGCGCTCGGCGGGCCGCACCTGAACATGGGGAGGGAACATGAGCGACGACAGCGGCTGGGGCTAGGCCCCGTGGACAGCAGAATGCCCCCACAGCCGGTCGGCTGTGGGGGCGTTCGCATGTCCGCACCCTTATGCTGACGCAGCGGCGCCCCGCCCACTTTCCCTGGGCGGGGCGCCGTGCTGCTTGCGGTCAATCCTCCTTGTTACCCCAGCCGACGGCTTCGACGCCTGACGAGTAGCCGCGCCCAGGCGTCACAACCCCGGTCGGAGCCCAGCCGTCGTCGATGAACTTGCGGGCCACGTCCCCCGGCACCCAGCGGTCGCCGCGCGCCGGGTCGGACATCCACCCGGCCAGCCCGTCGGCCGTCGCGAAGACAGGGCTGACCGGGGACCCCTCAGACACGGTCTCCCAGAGCTGCCAGCCGTCGCCCTTCGGCGGGTCGGTTGGCTCCCAGGCTTCAGCCTCGGCGCGCTGTCCCTCGTACTTCTCCAGGCTGGCGTGCCCCTTGCATGTGGGGCACGTGTCGTCGATGCCCTCACGTTCACAGCGAGCGCGGATTGCGACGCTGGCGTTGATGCAGTCGTGCCCGAAGCCGCGCAGGGACCACTCGTTGACCTGCTCGGCGGTGGGCGTGACGGCTGGTTCGATCTTCTGCCAGCCCTCTTGGCGGCTCCAGGTGTGGGTGAAGTCGCGCAGTCGACCCGCAGCGACAAGGGCGTCCACGTCTTCCTGGGCGAGGTGCTGCGACCATCCCTCGTTGAACAGGTCGGCGAGTCGCTGCGCCTCACGCATGAGCGCCATCTCGCCCCCGCCGTAGTAGTCCGGAGCGTTACTGAGGTTCCGCTCGGCGAAGGCGCGCACCGCCGGGCTATCGTGCCGCCAGGGCGTCGAGCCGGTGCTGGCCGGATCGAACGGCAGCCTGCCGTACCAGAGGTCATAAAGATTCTCGGCGCGCGGCGAGTATCCGTTCTTGCAGTCTGGGCACGGCTCCTCGTCGAACTTGTCGGGGCTCAGGAACCCTTCCCAGACCTTGTTGAGCGGCCAGTCGAAGTCGAGGGGTACTCGGCGTACTTCACGTCCCATGTCACTTCTCTCTTTCCAGGTACCTGTAGATGGTGGTGCGGGCGACGCCGAGTTCGTCGGCGATGTCCTGCACGGTGTGCTTGCGCTTGCCGTCGTCTCCCAGCTCGTCGTACATCTGCTGCGCAAGCTCGACCTGTCGCTTCCGGAGCACAGGCTTGCGCCCACCCTGGCGGCCCCGGGCCCTCGCTGCTTCCAGCCCCTCCTTCGTCCTCTCGACCATCAGGCTGTGCTCGAACTCCGCAATGGCTCCGAGGATGTGGAAGAACATGCGGCCCACGGGTGTCGAGGTGTCGATGCCCTGGTCCAAGACGACGAGGCTGACGCCCTGCTGTTGCAGTTGCTCGGACAACTCGATGAGGTTCTTCAGCGACCTTCCGAGCCGGTCCAGCTTGGTGATCACGAACTGGTCGCCGTCGCGGGCCGACAACAGCGCCTTGTCCAGCTCGGGCCGTGAAGCAAGCTTGCCGCTGAGCTTGTCGACGAAGATGCGATCGCAGTCGGCGGCCGTGAGTGCGTCCTCCTGCGCTTCGGGGTTCTGGTCTCGGGTGGAGACCCGCCCGTATCCGATTCTCATGGCTTTAGCGTAGCGCAATGGGGGGTTTGCGCGACGTAGTTAAGGACATGAGTTTTCGTCATATCTGTGCTGCAGAAACGGAGTAGACGCGGCGGCTGACGACAGACGTTCGTTTGCGGACACGTCGCCCAGGCCTCGCTCTGCCACACTCGCGCCATGACGACATGCACCACGCCCACGTGCCGCCGCGACTACGACGAAACGAACGAGGAGGCGGTCAAGCATCACACTGAGCCGGTGTACTGCGCGGAGACATCGAAGCGCTGCAACCGCTGCAACGGGAAGCCCAGCTGCTACCTGTGTGGCGACTCGTGGTGCAAGTGCCACGATCACTGAGCCTGGCCATGGAGAAGGGCCCCGCTCCGAGGAGGAGCGGGGGCCCGCGATATGGCATGTTATCGAGAGTGCGACCGCCCAACCGGGGGCGCTACAGGGAACTTCATGCGTGACTTCTACTTGAAGGCTCGAAGCTACAAGCAGGCTGTAAGTAGTACCGGACGCAGTGCTGCGCCCCTCCCGAAGGAGGGGCCGCTGCTCACTCGTCCTCCTCGGTCATCGCCCACTCCAACGCCAAATCACGGAGCACGTCGGCTGAGGAGGTGGCCTCCCCGTTGTCGTGGACCATGGCCAGCCGTGTAAAAGCGGCGATGAAGCTGGCAGCCAACAGGCCCACTCGCGGCTGAAGGGCGGCCATCACTGCATCGGACACGGCCTGCGGGTGGGGGTCCGAGATGGTGATGCCATCGACACGCAGCACCTCGGCGATGAGTTCGCCCGCCCGCAAGCTCGCCTCGCTGACATCGGAGTCCTCGTCGATGTCCTCTAGGTTGTCGGATATCTCCCGCGTCTGGGTGAGGATTGCCACGACCTGCTGCATCATCTCTACCTCTGTCATGGCGCCAGCCTAGACAGAGCAAAGCGCCCCCTGCCCGGCCGCGTAGGCCAGGACAGGGGGCGCGAGTTCGTCAGGAAGGATCCTCCGGCTCGGGCGGCGGAAAGCTGGGCTCGAGGAACGGGGCAATGGACGGCACGGGCGGGGTCGGCTCCTCGACGACGCCCATATCTGCGAGCGTCCCCACATCCGCGGCGGTCTCGTCGACCCTCCGCCTCGCCGGCCGCGCAGTCGGCGACACATAGTCAGTCATCACAACCTCCTGTACGCGACGGTCGCGGCGAGAGCCCCCAGCCCGAGGAGCCCCTGCTCCGCCGGCGGTTGGTCGGTGGCGCCAGCCCGTCGGCAGACGAGTGCATCGGGATCACCAGGCGGCGGTTGCAAGCTGTACCCATCCGGGCAGGTCTGCCCGTCCTTACCGTCCCGGCCGTCTTTCCCGTCGGCTCCGTCCCGGCCGTCCTTGCCAGGGGCTCCCGGCGGCCCCGTGACCGCCTCGCCGGGCGGGCCGGTCACCGTAGCGCCAGGGGCGCCAGGTGCACCGGAGGCACCGGGCGGGCCGGGTTTCGGCGTGATGGTGGGAGCCGGCTTTCCCGGCGGGCCAGACGGCCCTGCGACGGTCGACGCGGGACCTGGTGGCCCAGGCGGACCAGACGGGCCGGGCTTCCCTTTCCCGGGTTGCCCCCGGCTGCCGGGCGGGCCGGCTACCGGGGACTCGCCGAGCTGCTCCACTTGGCTGGCGAGCGCATCCCGTGCCTCGTTTGCGGTGCGGAGCTCCATCGCCAGGCTTTGGATGCTGAGCACGATCCAGGCCAGGGCGCAGCCGACGACGATGGCGATGGCGAGGACCAGGGCATCGCCACGTCGCCACCTTCGTTCTTCTGCGCGCAGCTGGATACGGCTCATGACGCCCCTTTCGAGAGCAGGATGATGACGGGCATCAGCACGGACAGCAGGGGGATGACGACGGCGCCGATGAGCCAGCGGCGGGTGGCGACGAGCTTTTCGGCATCCTTCTCGCGCAGGGTTTCCAGGGTGCCGACCCGGGAGGTGAGCGCCTCGTGCCGCAGGTCGTAGACCTTCTGGTCGACCTTCTCGTCCAGGCGGCGGCCGATCTGCTGGATGTCGTCCCGGACGTCGGCGAGCCGATCCTCAAGGCGTCGGACCATTTCCCCGGGGGTCGGCTCATCAACCATCAGGTGGCGCTCCGTTCATCAGACGCTTGTCGGGCGCCGAGGGGTGTGCTTTGCGGCCCAGCCGGCGGCGAACGTGATCGCGGCCGGGATGAGGGCGAGGGCGAAGGGTTCGGCCGGGTCGGGCAGCGGGGCGACGAGGCCCGCATCGCCCTGCACGGCGGTGAGGATGGCGAGCAGGCCGGTGCTACCGAGGTAGGCGCCGACGCTGGCCCAGGTGACCTTCTTCTCTACGGGGGCCTTGGACATGGGTTCTCCGTTCTATGCGTCAGGTGGTGGTGCCGGTGATGTCGACGTCGACCTGGATGACGGCGTCGCGGATGGCCTTCTGTACGGCGCTGACGACTTCGGCTGTGCTGCCGCTGTCCTGGCCGACGAGTCCGGCGAGCTTTTCGATCGCGGCGCCCTGCGCGGTGACCGTCGCACGGAGCGCCCTCGCCTGGTTCGCCGCGTCACGGAGCACGGACTCGGCAGCCCAGGTCGGGTTGTCCTTCGTCTCCGTCCCGGTCGGCGGGGTCATCTTGTCGAGCCGCCAGACCGCGTTGTAGATGTCGTCCTTCGTCATGCCGGCCATCGGGTCCTCGTCTTCCTGTGCAGGGGCGCTGGTGGTGGTGGGGCGAGGTGCGCCCTTCTTCGCCCACACGTAGATGGGGTCGCCGGGGCAGCTGGTGGCGAAGCCGTCGCGGTGACCGCCGACCCATGTGCCGGCCGGGCCTTCACTGCGGCAGTAGTCGATGGCGTCACGCGCGCCGTGGAGCTGGGCGTCGGTGGGCTGCGTCAGCCCGGAAGAGCCGACGAGCAGGCAGACCGCATAGTCCTGCTCGTTGAGGGTCGTGTTCCCGTTGGCGCTGTTGCGGCGGCGCAGGCCACGGCCCTCGTACACGTAGCCGTGGGTGCAGACGACGAACGAATAGCCGATGTCCGACCAGCCGTTGCCATCCATGTGGGAGGCCTGCAGCGAGCGGACGTAGTCGTCGCACTTGTCGTGGGTGCGGTCGCTGTACGCGCTCCCGAGGTAGTGGAGCTTCACCCCGCGGCGGCGGCTCCCCCCGTAGAGGGTGGCCCCGGACGGGAGCCGGTAGTTACGAGCCCCCCACTGGGCGCGGGTGACGAGCTTCATGGATGCTCCTTGCTAGCTGACCGTCTCGGCGGTGTGGATGACGGACTCGGAGGCAGAGCGGCGCCAGGAGACGTTGACCTGAATGTCCTGGCCGGGCGCGAGGAAGGCGGCCATCGCCGTCTTCAGTGCGGTGACCTTGTCCTCGAGGTCCTGGTCGGACCAGGCCGCGACCTGCGCGGCGGTGAGCGTGAGCCCGGTGGCGAATCCGGCATCGACGGACTGCACCATGACCGTGCACTGGTCGGACGGGCTGGCATACGTGGGTTGGGTGAGCGGCATGAAGTCCTTCTAGATGAGGTTGTGGCCGGGGCTGGTGGTACCGCCCGCGAAGTCCGTCTTGGGGGCTGCTGTCGACAGCGACAGCGCCGTTCCGGCCGCCCACGCGTTGCCCGACAGGTCGTTGCCCGCGATGACACAGCCCGTCGCCCCCGCTGCGAGGCTGACGCCGTTCACGGTCACGCCGCCGCCCGCAGCGTCCTTGCGGACTTGGTTGCTGGTGAGGAAACAGCCGGTGGTCGCGATGCGCAGGGCTGCGTTCGCCGCGGCACGGATCTGGTTGCCCTCGACGACGACGTTCCCGCCAGCGGATGTTGCCGCGCCGACGGTGATCCCGTGGTTGGCGTCCGTGCCGTCGATCAGGTTGCCTTCGACGATGCCATACGCGCAGCCGGCGATGTTGATGCCGTTCGAGCCGGCCGAGCTGATGACGTTGCCGGTGACCGTGGCTCGGTTGCACTCCTGGGCGAGCATGCCGCCGCCGACCGGGTCGGAGATGCGGTTGGCGGCGATGATGACGCTGGGGCAGTAGTCGGCGCGGATGCCGTACCCGTCGGCGAGGCGAACGACGTTGCCGCGAATGACCACGTCGTTCCACACGGCGTTCACGAGTCCGACGATTCGGATGCCGGCATCGTTCTGCGCGTTGTCGACGATGTTGTCGGAAATGACGAGTCCGTTGCAGGCCTGCGCGGCGGTGCCGTCGGTGGTGGCGTAGATGCCCGACTCGCCGGTGTTCACGATCTTGTTGCCGGTGATGAGGCTGTTCCGCCAGTAGGAGGCCCTGATCCCGACATCGTTCGCGCCGACGACCTCACAGTCGCGGACGGTGATCCGGTCGTAGTACGACCCGGCGGCGATGGCGTGCGTGCCTACCGCGCGGCCCCACTGCCCGAGACGGGCGGATGGGCCGAAGTAGCAGGCGACGACGGATACGTCTCGGCAGGCGGTGTTGTCGAACGCGCCGATCGCACTGCTGCCCGACTTGGCGATGTCGATCTGGATCGCCTCGGATGTGAGCCGCGACTGGTCGACGGTGTTGTCGACGAATCCTTCGAAGCGGCAGGCCTCGATCCGCGCGCCGGAAACTGCGTTGAGCTCGAGAGCGTGAGCGCCTGAGCAGTCCAGGAAGACGGCGTCCTTGACGATGATGTTCGAGCAGTGAATGAACGTCATGATGTTCGTCGTGCCCGTGACCACGCCGCTGCTGTCGCTGGACTTGAACGCGTTGCCATCCCACGTGCCGCCGTAGACGCGGATGTTGGAGTATCCGGCGTAGGCGCTGACCGAGTCCTCGGGGAAGAAGTTCCTGAACACGCCCCGCGTTGCGTAGATCGACTTGATGCGGGCCCCGTGGGCGATGACCGTGGTGTTCGACCTGCACACCAGGAATGTCGTCACGCAGTACGTCTTGCCCGCCGGGAAGACGACCGTGCCGCCGCCTGCGGTGTACGCGGCATCGAGGGCGGCTTGGATGCCAGCCGTGTCGTCCGTCGTCCCGTCACCGGTGGCGCCGTAACTGAGCACGTTGTGCCAGCGCATCTCCTCCACGCTCGGCACACCGGTGACCGCCCCGGCGAAGGCCACGTCGCCAGCGAACGAGGCGCCCGCCTGGTGCGTGGTGAAACCGGTGACGGTGAGCGCCCCGGCCACCGTGCCGCCGGTCTTGTCCAACTTCCCAGCCAGGTCGGTCTGCGCGGTCTGCGCTGCCTGCAGGGCGGAGATGGCGACCTCGCGCCCGGTCTCGTACCAGCGGACCGGCTGGCTGCTGGCGTCGAGGTATTCGTAGTAGATCTGCTGCACGTCCTGCGCCTTGAACGTGCGGATCGCGCCCGGCTGCGACGACGCGGCGCCGTTGGAGCGGAGTTCGGAGATCGGGGTGGTGCCGTCCTCCTCGAAGAGGGCGGTCACCGTGGCGCCAGTGCCGGCGACCTTGACCTGCACCGGATAGTCGGGCACCACGTCGCCTGTGGCGGTGGTGAGGACTGCGGCAGGGTTGCCGCCGAAGGTGTAGAGAGCCACGCCGTCCCCTCAGTCGATCCAGTAGGAGCCGGACAGGTCCACCCACACGCAGCCGACGGTGCCGCCGTCTTGGGCGCCGTCCTGGGAGAAGAAGTACAGCTTGGCCGGGTTGGGGTCGCTGTTGCTGTAGATCTCGTTCCGTCCGGCGCCGATCACCGGGCTGCCGGTCAGGGAGTAGAAGGCGGGTGACGTGGCCTGCTGGGCGGGCTTGCAGTCGTCGGGTACGGTCGCGATCTCGATGCCGTTGGTGCCGACGATGACCTGCCCGTCGACCCGTTCGGCCCGGCCCCGCAGGAAGACTTGATTGCCCTTACGGCGGATCTCCGGGATTATCGCCCCCGCCTCGAAGCTGGCGTTCAGCGACAGGGTGCGCCACGCGGGCTCCGGCTCCCACACGGTGATCCAGGTGTTCGCTGTCGACACCTTGACCCATACGGTGCCGTCGAGGGCGACGACGACGGTCTGCACCGGGGCGCTGGAGTACAGGCTGTCCCGGTCGGCCTGGTCGTCGGCGTGCTGCCACAGGTGCGGGTCGATCGCCGTCGCAAGGTCGGCCAGGTTGCCGGGCCCGACAGGCGCGTCCCCTCCGCCCGGGACGGGAAGTTCGGCGTATCCGATGGTCGCCAAGATGGGCCCCCTATCAGGTGGTGAAGGTGATGCGGATGGAGCCGCCAGTGAAGGAGGCGTAGTCGGTGGAGCCGTTCGCGTAGATCGCGAGGCCTTTCGCGGCGCCGGACGCGAGCTGCGACTGCCACGAGTCCGGCAGGGTGATCGAACCGCGGGCGCCGGCCGAGAGCCGCAGGTTGTCGATGGGCCCGTCGCCCAAGGTGAGCTGCCCGGACGGGGCGCTCGAGTGCGCATGCAGGTACAGGTGCATGGGCCGTTTGGCGTTCACGCCGGCCCCGGTCTTGCGCGTGAACGTGGCCGTCATCGAAGCGACGGTCTTACCGGCGCATGCGTTCTGGATGGCGGAGCCGTAGAACCAGCCGCCGCGGCGGTTGCCTCTGCCGGTCCAGTCGCCCTGGGTAGGAGCCGACGAATAGTCGTCCGGGCGGCTGTTGCGCCACGTGCCCGAGTCCGTCGGGCTGACCGTGACCGGGGACGGGGCCCGCTCGCCCGGGGCGGTAGGCGACGGATCGGTGACGCTCGCCAGCTGCACGTACACCTCGACCTTGCCCTGCGCGTTCTTCCGGGCGTGGACGGTGGTGCCGGTCTGCCATCCGGTTCCGGCCGGTGCGGCGGTACCCCAGGTGAACGCCCGCACCACCTGCATGTCGGCCGCGGCGTTCTCGGCAATCTCCTGAATGTGCTCGTCGGAGGTGTCGCCCGGGTCGGCGCCGAGGCGCCACAGCACCACCGGCACCGTGCCCGGCCGCACGGCCACCCAGTCCCCGGCCTGCCGGTTCCGGTACGAGTCCGGGCAGGCCACATCAATCAGCAGCGCCCCCTGATAGTCCAAGTTGACGCCGGTCTCGGTGACATCGACGACCTGGGCGGTGACCGATGCCGTGTCCTGGCGGCCAGCCTGGTGTAGCTGCTTGCCCAGCTGGTCAGCTGCCGAGGTCATGTGACCCTCCTCGTCGTCGTGCGAGTCGAGCAGGACATCGACGGGGCGCCAAGCGTGTACGACAGGGAGTCAATGAGATGCCGCTCCCACACGCCCGCCGCCGTCTCGACCTCGACCACATCGCCCGGCTCCAGCGCCGGGTTGCAGGCGGCGGTCAGCGACAGGGTGTTCTGCACGCCCAGGCTGTCGGCCAGCTTGGCGGCCGCGACCTCCTCCGCCTGGTGCACGGTGGTGATCAGCCCGGACGAGTAGCGCTCCGTGCGCACCCGCACCCACACCAGGCCCTCGCGCTGCGGCGCCAGCGGATCGTTGACAGGGTCCGGGCCCGCGTAAGTCAGCGAGTTCGGGTCGTCGTCCCAGGCGTACACCGGGCCGACCGCGGGCGCCCCGTCGCCGGCATCACCGGAGACGACCCATACGTTCGCGAGCCCTTCGGCGGACTGCTCGGGCTGCGGCAGGATCAGCGCCCCGCCCTCGCCGCGGCCGATACGCCACACCACCGGATCCGACAGGGTCGGCACCGGCCCGACCGTCACCACCCCCCGGGCATCCACCCACAGTTCACCAGCCAACGCCGCCGCGATACCCGTCTCCGATCCAGCACTGTCCGCGCCGCCCGCCAAGACTGCCCACCGGTCCTCCGAGGCGACGATCTGCGGCACCGTCGTATCCGGGTTCACCCCAGCCCGCCATGCGATCGGCACCCCCGGCAGCGCCTCGCCGACGAGGACCGCTACAAGGGCGCGCGCCGAATCCGGGCCGACCGTCCGCGGCACCGGGAAAGCCGCTGCCTGAATCTCGTCCTCGAGCCCGTCGAGCTCGACACTGATACCGGTCTTCGTCTCCCGCGGCCGGTTCACCGTGTACCGGCCGGCAGGCACCCACACCGTGTCGAGGCGGGGCGGTGTGATGCCCTGCCACAGACGCACGTTCGTCGAGATCGGGTTGATGCCGTCCCGCCCCAGGGGCACGCCTGTCAGCGTCGCCGACCCGGAGTAGCGGGTGTCGCTGGTGCGTGACGCCTGCACCTGCGCCGAGCCGGCCAGCAGGCCGCACGCCGTCCACGTGACGCCGCCGTCGTTCGACCACTCCGCCCGGTAAGGCCGACGGCAAGCCCCCGTCAGCGCCGCGAGCGCAGCGGCTGGCATCGGGAGCACTACAGAGCTCCGTTCACCGACAGCGACGCCCACGACGGGTATGAGGCCGCCACCGCATCCCACGTCGCGAACTGCTGCGCGAGTGCATCCCACGACCAGGCAGGCAGGCGCAGCGGCTGGCCCTCCGTGTCCGGCCGGGCCACCTGCATGACCGACGCCTGATATGACCGCGACTCCGTCGGCACGCTGTCCATGACCTGCTGCACATCCCCGAACAGCACGAACTGATCCGCTCGATGGTAGTCGGGCCGGGTCTGGATCAGCCGCACGCCCGGCGTGGCAAGCAGCCGCTCCAGCGTTTCGATCTGCGACCCGACCGCGTCGAGGACGATCGTCGACGCAGCCGCCGTATACACGTCCTGTGACGCGATGGGGAACCGGCTGCCCTCCGCACTGGCCTGCTCGATCCGCGCAGCCCACGTCAGTTCAGGCCACGACCGGACCGTCACCCGGGCCGACAAGCCCGGCTCATCCACCGACTTGATCCACACGTCGCGTGGGCCAGGATCCGGAGCCGGCACCGTCATCGACAGAGACGACGACGGGCCCTCCGTATCGTCCGCGTAGATCGCGGTCGCCGTGTAGACGACCGCCACCCCGAGCGGCGCCTCATGGTCGTAGGCAGTGCCCACGCCCTCGATCGCCCACGCCGTGTCCGCGCTGCGGACTGGAACAGCCGAGGCGCCCGGATCCTGCCGCACGATCCGCACCCGCATGACATCGGCCGCATCCGCCAACGGACTGCCAGCCGTGTAGTCCACGCCCAGCACCACGCCAGCCCACAGGGCGTCCACCACGGCCGTGAACCAGCCGTCCGGAGACGTCACCGTCTCCGGCGGCTCGATCAGCGGCGCATCCAAATCCACGATCATCGGCATGCGGCACCCCCTATCCGTGCCGCGCAGCGCGGCGCACTGTTGTCAGGGCAGAATCCACGCGGCCGTCGGCGACTTCTTCCATGTACGCCTCGAATTCACGGTCGCGGACCACGAGCCGGACCTTGGCGCCGGGCTGCAGGCCGCCACTCGAGGACAGGGCCCTTCCAGCGATCTCCCACTGGCGCGCGGTGAGGACAGCTTCCGGGCGGCCGGTTGCGTTGACCGCTGCGGTGACTCCTGGCTGGAGCCACCCGCCGTTGTCGTACTTGAGGCCATACCGGTGGGTGAACAGCGGGTCGAGGTAGGAGCGTGCCCGCTTGCCGACGATGACGCCGTCGCCGCCCCTGGATTCGACGTTGACGCCGTTGAGCGTTCCCGCCGTGTGGCCGACGCCGGCATTCGTGATGCCGATCATGTACGGGGAGCGGGCCCCGAGCTTCCAGCCGCCCGGGGCGGTAGCACCAGAGAAGGCGCCAGTAGCCCAGCGGCGGTGCGGCTTCTGCCCACGGATGACGGACTCGATCGCGGAGACGAAACCGGAGCAGTCCCATGAAGGGTTGCCATTGCCGCCCCACTGGTACTTCTTGCCCGCCTGCGTGCGCGCCCACGACAACCCTGCCTTGTAGCCCTTGCCGCCGACGCCAGCAGCCTCGAGCTTGCGGTCCGCTTTCCCCGAGAAGTCGAAGACGGCGTTCAGCATCCGCTTCGGGACGCCGCTGATCATGTCCCGGTACATCGAGGCAGATCCCGCGATCTTGTCGATGAGGGGTCGGACGACAGAGTTCAGACCGGCCATCGCTGATTCCTTGATGCCGTCCTTCAGCCAGGAGACGCCAGACTTAGCCAGGTCGATGCCCTTGGAAGCGGCTCCCTTGACCCAGCCGAAGATGCCGCCGTCGGCGAATCCGGGCAGCCCGAGGGCACGCTGCACGCCCTTGATGCCACCATGGCGGGCTGCAGCGTTCATGCTGTTGACGTAGCCGGGGCCGACGGCGCGCGTCCACTCGGGCCGCATCACGGCCTCGCCGCCGGACAGGGCGGCCAGATGCACGTCACGGCCCGGCGTGTACCCGGGCAGGACGCCGCCCGTCGCCCAGCCCTTGAGGCTCATCGGCTTGATGGTCGGAGCCCCGAATGCCTTGGCGACCAGGTTCCATGTGGGCACAATGCCCGCGTTGTAGATCTTGTCGATGACGAACTTCACCGGCTTCTTCGCCAGATCCTGCACGCCCGACCAGGCCTTGCCGATGAAGTTCTTGGCGTCCTCGAAGGACTTGCCGACCTTCTCGACGCCCTTCTTCACGTTGTCGAACGCGGGCCGCAGGGCTTTGTCCCACAGCCACTTGCCCTTGTCGCCGATCCAGGTGAAGACGGGGCTGAAGACCTTGTCCCAGATCCATCGCGCCTTGTCGCCCGTAACCTGCAGACCGATCCGCAGGAAGTCGAGGGCGGGCTTGATGATCCCCGTCCAGACCTGCGAAATCTTGCTTCCGATCCAGGTGAAGACGGGCGAGAACACGTTCTTCCACAGCCACGAGGCCACGGAGCCGAGCAGGCGAATCGCGGCGACCATGTTGTCGAACGCCGGCTTCAGGACCGTGCTGTACAGCCACACAGCGAGGTCGCCGATGGCTGTAAAGGCAGGGCTGAGGACGGTCTGCCACAGCCACGTCGCCGTTGCCGCCAACAGCTTGAAGATCGCGATAATCGGCAGCAGTGCGATCACGACGACCGCGGTCATGAGGATCTGCGCGGCTGTCGAGATGAACGTGAAGACCGGGCTCAGGACGTTCTGCCACAGCCACGTCGCAGCCGTCGCCACGGCCTGGAAGGCGACAACGATGCCGTCCAGAGCGGGCTTGAGGACGTTCTGCCAAGCCCACTGAGCGGCAGTCTGGATGCCGGACCATGCCGCCTGGACAATGCTCCTGAACGTCTCCGACTTGTTGTAGGCGACGACGAGGGCGGCGCCGAGGGCGACCAGAGCGATCACGATGAGGGTGATGGGGTTCAGCGCCATCACCGCGTTCAACAGAGCCTGCGCTGCGGCGAAGCCGTTCGTCACCGCGGTGCCCACCAGGATCGCGGCCCGGTATGCGGAGAAGACGGCCGTCACCAGGCCGGTGGCGATGGCCTGAGCGTTCAGCGCCAGCGTCACCCCGCCGATCAGGATGGCGACCGGGGCCAGCCAGGCACCCCACTCGCGGAACCAGCGGCCGACTGCGGCGACCGCCTCGCCGACCCAAGCCAGGGCATCGTTGAGGCCTCTCAGCGCAGGCAGGACCACAGTTGTGACGAGGTCGCCGAGAGCGCCGGTGATCTGCCGCTGCAGGATCTTCAGCTCGGTCGACGTGTTGCCGCGGATGGTGTCGCCGACGCGTTTGGCGGCACCGCCGACCTTGTCCAGACCCGCTGCTGCGGACGAGGGGTCCATGGCAAACAAAGCCGCACCCAAGTCCTCTGCCTGGGTGCCGAACAGCGCGACCGCCGCCTGTGACTGCTTGACCGGGTCCTTGATGCCGCGGAGCTTGTCGAGCGTCAGGTCGAGCACGCCGTTCGCGGCGCTGCCGCCCCGGGCGAACTTCTTGGCCATGTCATCGGCATTGAGGCCCAGGGCCTTGAAGCCGTCGGCTGTGCCTTCCGTCCCATCGACGGCCCTGATCGAAAACTCTTTGATGGCGTCCGCGGCAATGTCGGCGTCCCGGGCGCCGGCCGCGATGGCCTGGTTCAGCAGTCCGATCGCCGAAGCGCCGTCGAGGCCGGCCTTCCTGAACTGCGTGCCGTACTCGTTGATCGTGTCGACGAAGTCGCCCGCCTTGTCAGCGGAGGACTGGAAGCCGGTGGTCAGCAGGTCGAGAGCCTGGGCACCGTCTTTGGCCAGGCCGGTGCGGATCATCTGGGCTGCGGCGTTCGCCGTGCCCGTCAGATCCTGGTCGAAGGTGTTGGCAAGGTCGGCGACCTTGGTGGTGATGGCCTCGATGCTCTTGGTCGTGGCCTTCTCGGGGATCAGGCCTGAGCTCATGACGGCCTTGACCGCTGCGGCACCGTCCTCGAAGGAGTCCACGACGGCCTTGGAGTACAGGTCACCTGCGACCTTGCCGGCCTGCTTCGCGCCCTTGCCGGACAGGCCGAGCTGCGCGGCCAGACGGTCAGCGACCCGCTCCTTCTCGACCGCTGACACGGTCGCCGCAACGAGCACCGCACCGGCCGCGGCTCCAGCAGCGGCCAGACCAGCCTTCCACTTGTCGCTGAACCTCGAGCCGGACTCCTCACCGGCCCGGTCCGCCGCGTCGGCCGCCGGGCCAGCCAACTGCCGTCGCAGCTCGTCCGAAATGCCTCGAACTGAGGGTATAATTTGTATCGTAGCGTAACCAACGTTGGGCATTACGTCACCCCCCGTATTCGGTTACGGAAGCGCACCCCGCAGGTCGCTCTTCACTTGGTTGCAGTACAGGTGGGCGAGTTGAAGGTTGTCCGCCTCATGCGATCCGCCAAGCGCTCGAGGGATGACGTGATCCACGGATGGGCACCACTTGCTGTCAACAACGCGGGACAAGCTCATGTCGACCCGCTGCGCACAGAGGCCGCAGTACGCCCCATCGCGCAGCGCCAGTTGGCGGGCAGTCGCCTTGTACTTGCTGTAGTCCTGACGGCACGGGCGACACAGCTTGGTGCATGCCTTCTTGCGCTGGCCACCCTTGCCTCGCACCGTCAGATCTATGGTTGTGCCGCACAGCACGCAGCCGACAGCGACTGGAGGCTTGCCTCTGTACGTTCTGTGGAGCTGTCGGCACGCCCAGGAGCAGAACCGCCGGAGTTCGGGAGTCCGATCCTCGCTGCCGCAGACAGTGCAAGGCTGATGCTCCGACCACTTCCACTTGAAGGGTGTGGGGTCAGCGCCCGTTCGTTGCCATTGCGCGTAGTGGCTTCCGCACCAACCCCGCTTGCGCACCGGGCCGCCGCATTCTGCGACTGAACACCGAGGCTTGCACGATTCGGAGCAGTACTCCGGCCAGACCCTTCTTCCCTGAGTATCCAGGGCATTTCCGCAGCCCAGGCAGATACGGCTACGCTTGGCCATGTCGACCTCTCACCAGGTTGGCCATGCCCCGGGAGTGTTAGCGCACTCGCCGGGGCTCTGATCGCCCGTCAAGCCTATCGACGCCCACTGACAGCATCAGCTGATGCGGCCCTCGGCGATGGCTTGGGCGCGCTCGCGCCTGCGGCGACGTGCATCCTCGATGCGCGCCACCCGCTGCGAGCTCTGTGCGGGCTTGGTCTTGGCGGTGCCTGCCGTCCACCAGCGCGGATACGGCTTCGGGCGTTTCGGTGACGGCTTCTTGTCGTCAGTGTTGACCGCAGCGAAGTGCCAGTCGTGGATCGTGATCGCGTCGAAGACGTCGGCGAGCACGACCGTCTCCGGCGACGGCTCGACGAGGCCGTCGTTCAAGGCGGTGCGGGTTCGTGACTGCGGAGACAGGCCCTGTACGTAGCTTGCGAGCTCGCGGTAGGTCATGTCCCCGTTCGTGAGGTCCCGCAGCCTGACGCCGTACTCGCTGCGCAGGTCTGCCTCGAGGGCTCTGCCATGCCTCCGGATCAGGTGCCGGAGGCTTCGGATTCCCCCGGCTCCAGCCCGCAGTGCTTCCGGTAGGCCGTGAACAGGGCCTTCATCTTGAACTGCGGCAGCTTGACCTTGCGGAAGTCCTCCCAGTCGTCACCGAGGGAGATGCGGAAGACGCCGGTCATCGCCTTGATCTCGCCGCCTTCGGCAGCGTCGACGAGGTCCCAGATGTCGAGGCTTTCGATGTGGGCGAACTCCCAGCGTCGGCCGTTGAAGTTGACCCGGAACGGGGCCAGGTCGACTTCGGAGCGGACGGCGTCGAGGTTGAAGTCGAAGGGCTGGTCGTCAGCCGGCTTCGTCGCGGTTCGGGTGGTGGCCATGTCTTACTCGCTCTCCGGGTGCGGTTCGGTCTTGAGGACTTGGACGGTGCCCGCCATGAGGGTCAGGCGCACGGTGCTGACGGCGTCGGGGCTGACGCGGATGTCCATCGGCTCCCTGGCGACCAGCCACGGGAACGTCTCGCCGTCGATGAGGATGACTCCGCCAGGCTGGATGACGATCTCCTTCGCCAGCTGCGGCTCCGCTGCGGAGCCGCCTGGCGCGGCTTGGGTCTGCCGTTCGATCAGGACGGCCACTACGCGGCTGCGGAGATGGCGTGGCATCTCGCCGCCGGGCGTGACGAGGCCGAGGCGTTCCGCTTCGGCCCGAATGTCTTCGTCAGTGAACTTGACCTGCATGTCGCGGCTCCTCGCGGTTCGGAAGGTGGTGCACCGGGGCGCGGCCGAACCGCGACGAACTCCCGCGCCCCGGCGGCTTAGACGGTGACCGTCACGGCGCAGGTGTCGGACTGCCCCAGGTAGGTCGCGGTCACGGTCGACGAGCCGGCGTCCACGCCTGTCACGAAGCCCGCGGAGACGGTGGCCTTCGTCTGGTCGGACGAGACCCACGACGCCAGGGCTGTGACGTCCGCCGTCGAGGCGTCGTCGTAGGTGGCCGTTGCGGTCAGGGAGCCGATCTCACCGTCCGCGATGCTCAGCGTCGAGGGGGCGACAGTGATCACTTCGAGCATCGGGGTGGTCTGTCGGTTGAAGAGGACGCCGGCGCCGGTCGGGTAGATCGTGGCGGCGAACGTCATCGACTCGAGGTCTGCTTCGTTCTCGCCGTGGTCGCCGTCGAGGCTGACTTCGGCGTAGTTGGCGGTGATGAGGCGGCGGACCTTGTCGCCCTCGCGCGTCTCGAAGGCGACCAGCACCTTCGCCGGGCGGGGTACGACGATCTGCGTCGCGGACGAGCCCGGCCACAGGAGGCTGTAGGTCGTCTCGTTGTCCTCGAGGGCGGTGAAGTTCTTCGTCAGCTTGAAGTGGTTCCGCGAGGTGCGGACAAGGATGCCGCCCCACGCGAACTTGTCGTCGGTGTCCTCGTCGCGGGACTCGGGGAAGCCCTCGTCGCCGTCGAGCAGGCCGACGAGTTCCCAGTCCACGCCGAATGCGGTGTTGGCGTTGGCGGGCAGGGTCGCGGACAGATTCGTTGAGATGTAGACGTCCGCGTCCGTCCACAGATTTGCCTTCAGCGGGTCGCCGGCCACGGCGTCCTCCTCTTATCAGTACAGGGATTGAGTCGCAGTTCGGCGTATGGACGTCAGGCCGAGAGAGGCTGGGGCTTGACGTTGGCGAGCACCGTGAACGTCGACAAGTCGGTATCGCTCTCGTCGTCGACTGCGGGCAGCGGCCCGGTGCCGGGGCGGACGCCGCGGATCACCGGGCCTGAATGGACGAGCAGCAGCCCCTGGCAGAGCATCGCCAGGTCGTGCGCCTGGTCGGCATCCTCATGCCAGATGGTGACGCGCAGCGTGCACCGTGCGTTCGCCATCGACGGGTGCGGCAGGTCGCCGTCCTTGCGCACCAGCACGTAAGGCAGGCGAGGCGTCTCCGGAGAACGGTCGCCAGGCACTCTCGTACCGACCGTGACACCGGCTGCGTAAGGCTCCAGGCGCCCGGCAAGAGCCTCACGCAGCACCCCTGCGCCGGAGGACTGCACGTCGCCGAAAACCACCAGCGGCTTCACCGCTGCCACGCCCTGACCTCAAGGCCGGCGAACGCCGCCGCGCGGGTCAGGATGCCGTCCCGGGCCTGCCAGGCCATGGCGCGGACATCTGCGACAACGACGCTGGCAGCCCCACGGTCGGTGGTGTATTTGCGCACCTCGATGGGGGTGCCGGAGTCGACGAGCGCCTTGACGTTGTCCGCCACCTCCTGCGCCTTGCCGTCGATCAGGTCGCGCACCTCCTCGCCGCGCAGGATTTCCCGAACGCCGGCCGCGTCGAGACGGAAGTCGAGGAGCATGACCGCCTCCTATCCGGTGGCACGCACCATGACGAAGTCGATGTGGTGGACGGTGTCGGTGAACAGCTCGGGCCATTCGGCGACATCCCCGTCCACCTCGTACATCTCGCCACGCCACTCGATACGGTCGGCCGCGGTGATGTCGGGGCGGGTGCCTTCGGCCGACTGCACCCGGTAGCCGGTGACCACCGCGTTGCGCGCCTCGTCGACGGACTCGGCCTGGCTGTTCGGCTGGATGTTCAGCATCATCACGGTGAGGCGGGACACCGCAGCCGGTGACCAGTCGGCGACGGTGTTCCCGCCGCGGTCCGTCCTGGTGCCAGCCCGCACCCGGACCGCGGTCTGGTTGAACATCACGCGCGGTCACCCCGGTTCAGCCGGTACCGGTCGACTACTGCGGCCCACTGGGCTGTGACGCCGGTCGCCGCCTGCGCGCCGAAGGTCACGCTCTGGCTGCCGACAGTCTTCTGCTGGACCCCCGGGTCGATCCGGTACAACGCCCGGGCCTGGTCGATGACAACCTCGGCAATGTCCTCCGGCACCGGGTTGTAGCCGTGGTCATATACGCCCTGGATGCAACGCAGCCGATCCGGCCAGCAGCCGCCCAGGCGCCGCAGGAAGCCGTCCGCCGACCACTCGAAGTCTGTGCCCTCCGCAAGAGACTCGCCGTTCAGCGTCAGCGAGCTGACCGCCGTAACGGGCGCCGCGGGAAGCAGCACCGACTCGCGTCCGCCGCCGTCCAGGACGAAGCTGTCCCCGGTCACCGCGGACACCGGATGCCGCACCGCGCCACGGAACCGACGCGAGGCGGCGTTCAGTGCCCACACCAGCTTCGGATCCGTGGCAGGTACGCCGAGCGACGCGGCCAGTTCGGCAGGATCGGCCAGCGGCTCAGCCATCGCCCTTGTCGGACGCAGTGCGGGCCTTGTTGCGAGTCGTCGTGCGGGACTTCGAGGACACGTCCGCCTCGGTCGAGTTCTCGGCCTCGGCCTTCGGCTTCTCGAGGACGCCGTAGCGCCGGGCGTCGTCCTCGTTCAGCTTCATCGTCGCCACCCTGCCGCCCGGCAGCGTGACCTCGTACCTCTCCAGCGGTCCACCCACGGTGGCCACCTCCACATTCTGGTCGACGGGCACGGAGCCCGAGGGCGGTCCGCATGCGGCGTGCTCGCCGCCGCACACGGGACACCGCCCTCGAGTCATCCGCGAGTTGAGGAGCGTCACGCGGTCAGGTCGATCTCGACGAACGCCGACGGCTGGATGACACCGAACGCTGCACGCATCTCAGCGAGGATCGCCACCAGGTTCCGCACGAAGAAGTCCGCGTGGCTGTCGGTGACGGTGATGGACGCCTGCTCGCGGTCCCACAGCATCGCCTTGCGGAAGTCGCCGACGTAGCCGGTGCCCGCGGAGACCGCCTCGGTCTGGATGACCGGGAGGCCCCACAGCGCCGTCGCGGTGCCGGCCGAGCCCGGGCCGCCGAAGTAGAAGTCGGCGTTGCCGTTCACGGACAGGTCGATCGCCTCGACGTCGGCCGGGTTCAGCAGGTAGGCGTTCGGCACGCTGCGGCCCACGGTGTAGACCTTGGTCTTGGCCTTGCGCAGGGTGCGCAGACGCTGCATGTCCGCGCCCGTGCCGGTGGTGTCCCAGGCCTGCGCCTGGGTTCCGGACACGTTGGCCAGGCCCTCGAAGTTCTCCCCGGTGCCGTCACCGGAGATCATCTGGTCCTCGAGCTCTTCCTCCAGGCCGTAGCGCAGGAAGGAGTCGATCAGGGTGCGGATCTGCGCGGCGTCGGACAGGGCGCGCTTCGTGATCGGGATCCAGTGCGCGATCGTGCGCACGGGCGTGGTGACCTTCGCCACAGCCAGACCCGACTCCGGCTTGTAGCCGCCGCCGGCCGCCTGGACCAGCGGGCCGGCCGTGCCGCCCGAGGTCGGGGCTGCCGCGGTCGTGGCCTCCGCCACCGGGGCCGCGTTGTTCGTGGTCGAGGTGACGCGCACGTACTCGATGGTGTCGGAGCCGGTCGTGCCGTTGGCCACCACATCGCGCAGCCGCAGCGGGCGCTCGAACAGGTTGAGCCCGACCTGCAGACCCCGCATGTCGTTGGTGACGAACCCGCCGGCAGACGTGTCCGAAGCGCCGGTGACCAGGCTCTTGTAGCTGGCCGGCATGGACTGGACGCGGGACTTCGCGCCGAAGCCGCCGCGCGGCGCCTGCGCCATCAGCCCGGCGTAGGCCCCGCTCTTGACGAAGGACTCGCCGAGGCTGCCCGCGTCGGGCGGCACGATCAGCCCGGACGCGGTCCGGCGTTCGCCGGACTTCTCGTTCAGCTCGACGCCGTCGCCGAGGTCCGCGAGGGCCTGCCGCATCGTGGCGGTCGCCTTGGCCTTCTCCAGGCCCGCCTTGGCCTCCTTGGCCTTGGCCATGTGCTCGTTGAGGCGCGTGCGCTCCTCGTCGGTGAAGTCTCGGTCCTCGGTCTCGGCCTTCGCCGCGATCTCCCGGGCTTCCTTCAGGTGGTGGGTGAGCTCGTCGAGGAGCTCGTCAGTCTTGATAGGCATGGGGTTCCTCATCCCGTGAGCGTGGAGACCTCGGCCTCGAGGGCCTGCAGGTCGGCGAGCTGACGGAGCGAGGCGGGGCTCGGACCGGCCGGAGCCTCCTTCGCCGCAGGGAGCTGCGGCGAGGATTGCTCGGGCGGAGTCGGCGTGGCCTTCTCATCGTCATCAGCGCTGGAAGACAGGGAGTCCAGCAGCTCCTTGGCGAGTCGCGCGATCTCCTTGACGCGCTCCTCGTTCTTCTGGCTGAGTGTCCGCCCAGCCTTCGCCGCCATGGCCCCCGAGAGGGCGTGGCGAAGTTCTTCAGTCTGCGCGGCGGAAGCGCCTTCGACCGCGATGCGCATGGTAGCGCCGTCGGCGGACTTCACGTCCAGCAGTTCCGTCGCCTGGTTCGCGCCGATCAACGTGGGGCCGACCTCGTAGAGCTTGAGCTTGCGCAGCTCGTAGTAGCCCTCGCCGTCCTTCTCGTCGACCCACGCGCCCTCCTCGACGTCGTAGGCGAAGGAGAACTGGGTGACCCGCCGACCCTTCAGCAGCTTGTACACGCGGGCAGCCTTGGAGCCCTCGTCGAGGTCGATGCGGGCCTTCACCCACAGGCCCTCCGGGCGTTCCTCCGCCTCCAGCACCTCCCCGATGTGGTACTCCGGGTCGTGCGACATGTGCGACCACAGGACCGGAATCGGATCGCCCGTCGCCTTCCATGTGGCGAGGGTTTCCGCGAAAGCCCCCGGCGTGATCTTGTCCCCGACCGAGTCCAGGTTGTACGCGGCGACGATCGCCTCGAACACACCTTCCTCGGTCCCCTCGTTCTCGCCCGCCGCCTTGATGCGCACGGGGCAGCTCTTGATTCGCATCGTCACTCCGTTGCGTAGTCGAGACGGCACTTGCAGTTCGCGGTTTCCTTGGCCTCGCCCTTGCCGTCCCCGGGCCACCGGAGGCCGTTGCTGAACACGTCATCCATCGAGACGGATTCGCCATCCTGCGCTCGGTGAGACGGCCGCGGGCTGTTCCCGCCGGTCCGCCAGATCTTCTTCGTCACCCCGGAGGCGCCGGCCGCGTCATGCGAGCCGAAGCTGCGGGCCTCCGTGGACGCCGTCAGGGCGCGTACCGCTGCCGCTGTCACCCACAGCTCGCCCGCGTGCCTGAGGTTCTCCTGCCAGCCGTCTCCGCTGTCGTCCACAGCGGCGACAGCGTCGTGGCCGGCCGACTCGTGCTGGTCGGCGTGTGACTCCGCTGCGGCCAGCAGCCACGGCAGCATCACTTCCGGATCCCAGCCGGCCGCCTCCGGATTGAAGTCGGCCAGGACACCCCACGCCCCCAGCTGCGCGATGCGGTAGCCATGCTCGGCAAGCAGCGACGTCAGTTCGACAAGCCGCTCCTCAGAGCCTTCGCTCCACCACGACAGCAGATCCGGGACGCCGTCCGCCTTCGCACCAGCACGATCCACCAGACGGCCGAACTGGCGCTTCGTCCACCGCTCGAGCGCCGCGGCGAACCGCTCCTGCTCCTCGTCGAAGTCACCCAAGCCGTCAGGCCGCTCCGGCGCCGCCTTCATCAGCACCAGGCGGCCCCGCTCTTTTGGGAGCGAAGCCTGCGCCGGACTCGGTGCCGTGTCCGTGGGCGACGCCATACCTCCGACCAGCACGTTCATCGGAGTGATCAGTTCGTTCCCGCCGTCGATCGCCGGAAGGTTCATCCGCGCCCGGGCTTCGTTCCTCAGCAGCCACGGAGCACCGACCGCGGTCTGCAGTTGCGCGGCCTGCTCCTCGAACGACCCGCGGAGCTTCTCCTGCAGGTTGAACTCGACATACACGTCGCCCGAGTCCGGCAGGTCGGGGATCAGCTGAAGAGCGATCTCCTCCTGGATCATCTGCAGCCACGGGCCGAGCGTGTCCTGGTAGAGATGCTGGTGCTGCTCCTTGATGTTGGAGAACGTCGCGTTGTCGAGGATCCCGACCATCGGCAGCGGAATGTGGTACGCCGCCGCGACCTCTTCCCTGGTGAGCTTGCGGGCCTCGATGTACTGGGCCTTCGCCGGATCGAGGGCGATCTGCTCGTACTCCATGCCGTCCTCGAGGATCGGCGTGCCACCGGCAGACCCGCCGCCTGACGTGTACGAGCGCCACGACTCACCGAACCTGGCCCGCGCCTCAGGCGCCCACGGCGGTGCGTCCGACGGCCGCTTCAGCACACCGGAAAGCCGGCCGCCATTGCGCCACATCTGCTCCCGCGACCGCGTCGCCTCGTACTCCTCCTGCAGCATGCTCCGCAGGGCCTCGATCGGCGACGACCCCTCGCGCAGATCGTCCGGATCGTAGCCGTGGAAGTACACCACCTGATCCGGGTCGAGCTTCAGGTCACCCTTCGAGCCATGGACCACGAACTGCTCAGGCTCCAGCCAGTTGTCGCCGCGGATCTCCATCCGCGACGGCGGCACCGGGATCACACCCAGCAGCTCGCCCGACTCCATGCGGACCTTGACCCAGAACGCCTTGTCGTAGATCCCGATGTCCGACACCAGGCGCTCAATCAGCCGGTACCGGGACAGCCTCGCGCCCGGCGCCGCCAGAATCCGCGGCAGCGGATGATCCGTCAGCCGCTCCCGGTCCGTATCCGACACCCGCCGGTAGGTGTGCAGCCCTAGCTGGGCGATGTTCCTCGCCAGGAAGCTGACCACCGTGCGGATCTGCGCCTGCTTGCGGTACAGATGCCCGTACTCGTGGAACACATTGTCGGCGAGCTGGATGTAGGCCGGTGACACCAGCGACGGAGACACCGACACCGCCGACAGCTGCCCCTGGGAGACGACGAACGCCACGTCAGCCTCCCGCCACCTGGATGAACTCAACCCTCGACCGCTCGATGACGACCTCGCCGTCCATCGGCGTATCTGCAGCGCCGTGCTGCATCAACGTCACGTCCCGCAGCACCAGCAGCGGGCCCCGCTTCGCCCACAGGGCCCCGGCGAACGCCTTGTCTTCCAGATTCACGACCACGCGCTTACGAACCGCGGTTCGACGCCAAGGGAACCAACCCCACACGGCAGACCTCCTGTCACAGGACCATCAGGTCGCCGTCCTCGTATGCGCTCTTCACCGGCGCCTCGCGGGTCATCGCTTCGGACAAGGCAGTCACCAGAGCCGACACGGCGTCGATCTTCTCCGCGCTGCGGGCCTTGTCCGGCTTCACGTTTCCGGCCGGGTCCATGGCCACAGCCAGGTTGTCGACCATCCACGTCACTGCGGGATTGCCACCGTGCCGAAGCTGAGGCTGCTCCGGCGTGCCCTTCAGAAGCAGCCGCTGTAGCTCCTTCAGGGGCGGCGACATGGTGATGAAGCCCTGCCGCACCTTCACCATCGGCGCCTCGGACTCGGCCAACTTGTTCGTCAGCGGCACCGAAGACCACGGGTCGAAGCCAATCGACCGGACGTCGAACGCGTCCAGGTCCCGCTCGATCTGCAGCTGGATGTAGTCGTAGTCAGCGACGTTCCCCGGCGTGGCCACCAGCAGGCCCTCCCGGACCCACACCGATGCGGCGCCCGCCGTGCGCTGATCCAGCGCATCCACGTTGTCCTCCGGCGTCCACAGACGCCAGATCGCATCAAAGCCGCCCAGCTCGTCGTCCGGGAACAGCCAGCACAGTGCCAGCAGGTCAGACGTGGCCGCCAAGTCCAGCCCGCCGTAAGCCTCCCGGCCGGCCAGCTTCGCCTCATCCACCATTCCGGCATTGCGATGCCAGGACTCCAGAGTGAGGAACTTCGTCTCCTGCTTAGTCCGTCGCCCCAGGTGCAGGCGCAGAAACTTAGCCAAGTCCGCCGGAGACTGCTTCGCCTCATCAGAACGGGCCTGCAGGTACGAACGCGTCGGCGACACCCCATAGCCGGGATTGGCCTTCCGCCACGTCGCCTCAACGTGCGGATCATCGTCCCGCTCCGCCGCCCACACCACGCCGTACACGCTGTGCGCCACGAACACCCGACGGGCCAGCTTCTCAACGCGCTGCCGCTTCCGGTCATACACCGACTCCCGCTTGCCAGCGTCCGCGGTCGTGGTGATGACCACCAGCGACTGCCGGCGTGAACCGGTGCCCGTCTCGATCGTCTCCACCAGCTCGGGCGTCTTGTGCTCGTGCAGCTCGTCGATGATTGCGTTGTGGATGTTCGCACCGTGCTGCGCGCCCGCCACCGACGAAATCGGCTTGAAGTACGAGCCCGACTTCGGGTGCAGAATCACACCCTTCAGCGGCTTCACATGCCGCTTCAGCGCCGGCGCCGCCTCCGCCAGCTTCTTCACCGGCTCGAAAACGAACCCCGCCTGCTCCTTCGTCGTCGCCGCGGTGATGCACTGGGCACCCTGCTCGCCATCCGCGCACGTCATGTAGATCGCGATGCCGCCAGCCAGGGTGCTCTTGCCGTTCTTCCTCGGCACGTCCACGTACAGCTCGCGCACGATCCGCACATAGGCGTCCGCATCGTCATCCCAGCGGACCCAGCCGAACACCGGCGCCAGGATGTACGCCACCTGCCACGGATCCGGCTTCAGCGGCTGCCCCGCCCACTGGCCTTGCGTGTGCCGCAGCAGCGAGAACGACTTGATGACCTTGTCGACGCGCTCCGCATCGAACACCGCACCCGGCGCCTCGCCCGGCGACGGCGTCTGAACGAGCGGCGGACAGTCCGGCAGCGGAATGCCGCGCGATGCCAGATACCAGGCAACCTCCGGCGACAGCTTCAGCCGCTCCAGCTCCACCGCGTCCGGAATCTCAACCGAACGGGTTGTCTTCCTCGTCGCCATCGTCGGCCCCCCTTGCCAGGGCCTGCTCCGTCGACGGCGTCAGACCGAAGTGCGCCGCCCAGCTCCGCATCTCCCTGCCGGCGTTCCGCGCTATGCCCACACACGGGTGAGCCAGCTTCCCCTGCCGAGCCTCAATGACCTGGCCCTCGTCCTGCACAGTCCGCGTCGCCTGCACGAACGTTGCCCACGCTTCGCAGTACGCTGCCAAGCCAGCACGGTCTTCCGGCTTCAGCAGGTCCAGACGGGACAAGCCAGGCACGACCCGCTTCCACTCGGCCGCCGCCTCACGCGACAACCACGACGGAGGGTTCGGGGGAAGCCTCTTGAACGCCGGGCCCTGGTTGACCGGGCGGCCGGCGGTGTCCTTGCCGTCACCACGACCCTTGATCAACTTCAGGGCGGCGGGCTGCGCGGTACGACCCATGATCACAGACCCCCTATCCCGGATTCTGTGCAGGCGTCTTCTTCACTGACCGCGGCGGGCCCCCTGGGAAATCTTCCAGGGATTTAGACTCCCCTTCCCCCTGAAAGATCAGAAGGATTCGAGAAGATCAGGAGTCTTTCCGGCGGGATCTCTGTCGATTCGCTTCAGCAGCCTCAGCCTTGGACTTGATCTCATGGTCTTCGGCACAGATGAGCCCGAGGTTGTCCATCGAGTCCGTCGAACCGCCCCTGTGAATGGGCTCGATGTGCTCGAGGTCAAACGTCTCGTCCTCTTGCTGCTCGCGTCCGCAGACATAGCAGCAGTGGTTGTCGCGCGCTGCGACACGTCGCTTGAGTGCGCGCATGGAGCCTGAGCTCATGCCGTACCGGTCCTGCTTGCGCGGCCTGTTGGCCCAGGGCTGAGGCTGACAGTCGTCGCATCGCCCTCGCTTGGTGGCGAGGTTCGTGCAGCCGACGCGTCCGCATCGTGAGGGTGGCGCGGTGGGCATGGGCGCACCCCCTGGATTATGAGGCGGGGCTCACCCTGGCCCTCCGGAATGACGGCCAGGGTGGGGGCTCTCGCTATTGGGGGGTGTCCACCCCGGTGGCTTCACCATTGACCATGGTGGCGAGGATGCGCGCGGCGCCCTCTTTCTTGGCGGGCACGGGGCACATCATCACCTGGTCGCCGTTCTCGATGGTGATGAACAGCTGGTTCATGTCCTTCTTGATGAGAAGGGCGAATACGCCTGTGAGGAGTACGCGGCTAGCGGTGACACGCTTTCCTGCTTCTTCTCCGCGCTCAATGGTGATGCGCGCACCCTCGACAGGAACGGGCTCCTGGTTGGGTGCACGGAACTTGCCACCCATGACGGTGAGGCCGGCGGATGCGGCTGCTCCGGTGATCCGGCGCTGGCGTGCTGCTGCGGCCTTCTCTTCGTCAGTCTTCTTGCTGCCGAACATGATCCCCCCAGGATCGGGCTGATGAAGTTGTCATCATCACGTATCGCAGGGTTCGGCAGAAGCGGAATGACGGTTCCGTGACATGCCCGAAGTCCCGCCGCCGCGGCGGGGGCCCGATCAGCGGCGGGACGATCAGGCGGCCTTGGGCCGGTGCCGGTGTGGTCGACGGCTGTTCTTCGCCGGGTCGCTTGGCGTGTTCTTCCGGCCGTCGGCCGCTATGAGGTTCACGGTCGGGAGGTGGTAGAGCGGCTCGCCGCCCGCGATGCGGAGGCGAGTGAGTTTGCCGCGGGATTCCCAGACTCGGATAGTTCCGGGCTTCACTCCGGCGATCCGTGCTGCTTCGTCGAGGGTGCCAATGTCCTTGAGGTAGGTCTCTCGCGGTATGGGGTTGACGATGCGCAGCGGTTTCATGCCACCCCCGGAACGCAGAAACCCCCGCGCGGTGGCGGGGGTTCAGAGGCTTGTGCGATGGATGTTCCATCTTCAATTCCGGAGATTACAGACTGTTCTGAATCTTGACAAGTGGGTCTCGCAGGTCCACGCGCGCGGGGACACTTGCCCCTATGCCGACGGTGTTCTCTGTGCAGGCTGCGTCTCGGGATGAGTGCGAGCGGCAGTTGGCGGCTTTGTGTGCGGCGCTTGGGCTGCGGCCGCTGCTCTCGCCGGTGCGGTCGCCGGGCACGGACCGGTGGCTTGCCCGCGCGACGCCGACAGCCCCCGCCGTATCGGGCGAGGGCCGCAGGTAGGGCGGTTACATCCCTCGATCTTTGGCCAGGTCGGCGGCCACGCCGAGGATGCGAAGCACGGGTCCAGCGCTGCTCTGCTGGTCGTTCCACGACGGCACGGTGTCGGCGACGAACTGGCGCTGGATGGCGTCAAGGACGATGGCGCACGCGTCGTCTGCTTGTCCGCGGGTGCCGGCGGCTGCCCGGATGGCGCCGACGATACACACGGCGCCCTGCTCGTCGCGGAGGCTGCCGCGGGTCCAGCCGCGCTCGTTGAGGACGCCGAGTGCGCGGTGAAGGACTTCGGCGATCGGAGTCAAGGCCGGCGTGAGGGTGGGCTGGAGGGGCAGCACCTCGGCGAGG